GCACTGGCGGATCATCCGCAGGAACTCCTTCCGCTTGCAGGTGGAGGTGCCGGTGATGCCCTCGTCCGAAAGTGTCAAGAGAAAACAGAAAGATTATTCGACTTTTTCTCAGCGCCAGAAAAACACCGATCTTTTTTAGTCTATCCTAAACACTGGAGCCCTCCTGTGTTCACGATAGACAAAAAATAAATATGCTGAACGAGAGAGGCAGGGACGCCTCTCTCGTTCACTCGTTACCAAATCAAATTGTCTGCAAAAAAGATTCTGTCCGCTCTTTACCATTTCCAGTGCGGCGCAAAGCCCGGGCCTTCTGTAATCTATCCCGCTTCCGTAATCCTCAAAGCGCCCAACAATTACATTGCCGCTATTCTGCGTGATCTGCTCAAGTACCGCCTCCTGGCTTTTCATAGCCGTCACGGCTTCTTCGCATTGTTCCTTCTGCGCCACCCTCATATAGATTGCTACACGGAGTCTATTTTTCTTATCCCTCATGATTTTGTTCCTCCCCAGTAAGCAGCTTCATATAACTATCACTAAAATTCCAGACAATCTCAATCCGTTTCCCATCATATACCCGTATGCTCTGGATCAGCTTCTCTACCGTCTGCCTGTTGAGTGTGCGCAGATTACTCAGTTCTTTTAATCTGGCAATATCCTCCCTGCAATGCAGCACGGCGCCATCCTGTGTGCCGGTCTGCGTCCCACTCATGTCCAGCAGCTTTGTACGCTGCTCAAGTATTGTCTTATCCAGTTTGGCGCACTTTGCATCATAGGTTTTCTGGGTCAAATCCCCTTGGTTGAACAACAGGAAAGCCTCCGCCTTCTGCGTTGTCAGATGATCCAGTTTCATTTGAATGCGCCGCCGCTGCTCCCAGAGCGATTCCCGTTCCCTACGTTCGGCGTTCTCCAGTTTATCCAGCCGTTTTTCTGCTTTCCCCGCAAGCCTCGCCTGAAAACGGATCGAAGCCAGCACCGTGCGGATCAAATCATCCTCAAAAAGCCGGGCGCCCAGACAGGTGGCTCCGCTGTTCCAGGCTCGCCTTTCACAGTGGTAATAAACGCCGAGGTCTACCACGTGTCTGCCGAGAGCGAGGCCACAGTGCCCGCATTTGAGCTTACGTGAAAACAGATGGACCGCAGGGGTGTTTGTTTCCCGCTTACCCGAATGCCGCCGCAGCGTCTCAAGCTGCCTTTGCGCTTCGTCAAATGTCTCCTGTGAAACGATAGCCTCAAATGTGCCGGGCACTACGATCCAGTCCTCTTCAGACTGCTTCCTGGATGATTTTTGATTGCCCAGTTCCGTGCGGGTCGTCTTAATGCCAATCAGCTTGCCGGTATACCTTTCGTCGCGGAGGATACGCGTAATAGCCTTATCACTCCATTCGTTCTGAAGCCTTGCGGAGTTCCATAGCTGCCGCTTCGAGCCGAGGTCACGCTTTCTTTGGGAAGGAGTGGGAACCCCATCCCGATTTAATCCCGAAGCAATCTGCGTCGGCCCCTCTCCGGCATTGCAGCGTTCAAATATGCGCCGGACAATATCCGCCGCTTCCGGGTCCGGAATCAGCAGCCGGCGGTCCGCCGGTGATTTAACATAGCCGTAAATGGGGTAGGCAGAAACGCATTGACCACGTTTGGTGTACTGCCGGTACGAGTCTTTAACCTTTTGCGAGAGATCCCGGCTGTAGAGTTCGTTAATCAGATTCCGCAAGCCGTTGTTGATGTCGCCTGCCACGCCATAAGGATAGTCTTTGCTGTCGTAGCCGTCGTTGACAGAAATGAAACGGACACCGAGGAAGGGGAATACCTGCTCCAGATAGTTGCCCACCTCCACATAGTTACGGCCAAAGCGCGAAAAATCCTTGACGATGACGCAGTCAATTTCCCGACGGCGCACCATCTCCAGCATCGCCTTGATCCCGGGCCGTTCAAAGTTGGTGCCGCTACGTCCATCATCCTGAAACTCCAAGACCTGATATGCTTCAAACTCCGGATGCGTCTCCAGATAGCGGTTTAAGAGCATACGCTGATGGGTCACACTGTTGCTCTCCGGTTTATCACCATACCGGGCATCCTCATCGGCAGAAGATAGCCGGATGTATTTCGCAATCATCATACAGCCTCCTCCTCTCCCGCTGCGGCCAGCAGTTGTTCCCGTTCATCGCGAAAGCGGAGAAGGATTTCCACCCGGTTATTCCCATAGATGGTGACGCGCTCAATCAGGGAAGCGGCCAGCTCCTTTGTCAGATGGAAGGGGCGGCCCAGCCCTCCAAACGCGGCGAGCCACGGGTTTTTCTCCGTCAGCGTTTCCGCCTGGTACCGCTGCTGCTCCCGCAGGTCAAATATCTGCTTCTTCAATTCCTCCGCTTCTCCCAAGCAGCACTCCTTCAGCAGTTCATAGTCCGTCTGCTCCATCTGTCCACCGAGGTAGTCCCGCATGGCATTCCTGCGTGTTTCCTCTACACGCTCAAGCTGCGCGTTTAATTTTTTCAACATCATAGCGCCCTGGTCCGTTTTGCCGGACACTCTTGCTGACAAACGCTTTGCCAAGGCGGTCATATCCACAGCCTGTTCGATCTCCTTCTGAATGACCTGTTCCAACGAATCCAGCAGAAAATCCTCCGGCAGAAACTTGTAGCTGCACCCGCTCTGTTCCAGCATGGCGGCATAGCTGGGGCAAAGATAGTAATAGGACACGTTCTTGCCGTGAGAGACCTGCTTGTAGCGCACCATAGTTCGTCCACAGTCAGAACAATAGACCAAACCCTTGAGGATATTTTCACGCTTTCCCAGATGGTCATATTTTCCGAGCCGCGCGCGGTAGGCGGCGTTTCTCTCCACGCATATGGCCTGTACCGCGTCGAAATCCTCCCGGCTGATAATCGGCTCATGAGTGTTTTCCACGACCGTCCACTCGTCCCGCGGCAGCCGTTTGTCCGGCCGCCCGGCGTAAAACTCCGAGCGCCGCCTCCCCTGTACCATGCGGCCCAAATAGACCTCATTGCGCAGAATATCCTTGACGGACTGGACCAGCCACGGCTTGTACCGGGCAAAGCGTTTATCCAGGATGATGCCCTTCTGGTAGCGGTAGCAGCCGGGAGAGGGCACTCCGGCCGCATTCAACCAGCGGGTAATGGCGGTGTCACCCTGGCCCTCCAGCTTACGCCGGAAGATCTCGCGTACCACCCCTGCGGCCTCCGGGTCGACGACAATGCGGTGTCCATCCGCTGGATCTTTCCTATATCCATAGGAAGCAAATGCGCCGATAAACTCTCCGCGCCGGATCTTTTCCCGCAGTACCGAGCCGGATTTGCGGGAAATATCCTTGGAATACATTTGATTGACCATATTTTTCAGTGCTACGGTCAAACAATCGGCGGTCGTGGCGTCGGCGTTGTCATAGCCATCCGAGATGGAGATGAAGCGCACGCCCATGAACGGGAAAATGTGCTCCAGGTAATTGCCGGCCTCTACATAGTCCCTGCCAAAGCGCGAGAGGTCCTTCACTACAATACAGTTGGCCTTGCCGCTTCGGACAGTCTCCATCATTGTCTCAAAACCGGCCCGGTCAAAGTTGGTGCCGGTTTGCCCATTATCTTCAAAAATGCCAACGAGCTGCAGGTCCGGAGCGTTCGCTATGTACTGCCGGAGCAGCTCCTTTTGATTTTGCAGCGCCTCGCTGTCGGCGCGGTCCCTTGTTTCAAAGATGGACAGTCGGGCATACCCTACAGCCAAATAAGTTGGAGCAGGCTCAGGGCACGGCTTGGACTGTACGGCCACAGCGGTCTGCCCGCTGTTTTCCGCACGAATCAGGTCCTTGCGTGACTTTCTCGCCATCGCTTACACCGCCTCTCTCAGCGGCTGACGGGCCGTTTCTTCCGATGCGAAGATCATAGCGTTGGCAAACTGCTCCTGGTAACGGAACACGATCTCAATGCGTCCGCCCTCGTAGACCAGAATCCGCTCCACCAGGCGTACCAGGACCTCCCGATTCAGCGTTTCCAACTGCCCAAACTGCTTGAAGTGCTGAATCCATGGACTGTCCGGGGTACTGCTCTCCAGCATCCGGTCAAGTTCCTGCTGCTGGGCCTCAATGGCCCGCTCAACCTCCTCGCAATCGCGGGTAAAAATGCGCTTGAACTCGTGAAAGTCAGCCCTGGAAACTTCTCCAGAGGCATAGCGCCGATAGAGGGAGTCCCGGATGTCCTGCTTTGTGACCAGTTCCTGGCGCAGCGCCTCCAGTCGTTTATCCAGCTTCTCCGCCGCTACCTTCTGCAACGGCCGGCGGGCAATGGCTTCCAGCGCCCCATTCAGCTCTATCACGGTGCGGATATGGAGATTGACCCCCTCCAGCACGGCCTGCTCCAGCTTGGCCTCGCTGATGGTGTGGGGCGAACAGGCAGCGGTATCGGAGCGATGGGTAATACAGCCATAATAGTGGTAGGTTTTGCCGTCATAATAGGTGGTCTTGCGCACCATGCCGCCCTTGCAGTCCCCGCAGCAGAGAATCCCCGCGAACGGATGCACCGCCTTTTTCCCGGGGGCTGTGCGGGTATCCGTCCGCATCAGGCGGGCCGCAAGGTCAAAGTCCTCCCGGCTGATGATGGCCTCATGGGTATCCTCCACGCGCATCCACTCTTCGGGCGGCCTATAAACGACGGTTTTGACCTTATAGTTAGGCGTGGTGCGCTTTCCCTGTTCCATGACGCCAAGATAGACCTCGTTTTGCAGAATGCGCCGCACAGCCGTGGCCGACCACCTGGTTTTATTGTGGACCCGATAGCCGGACTTATATTTCATGCCCCTGCTCCGCTTGTACTCCATAGGAGAGGGGACGCCCAGGGTGTTGAGTTCATCGGCAATGGCCTGGCAGCTCATACCGGAGATCCGCCGGGCAAAGATCTCCCGCACCACGTCGGCGGCCTCGGGGTCCACGACTAATCTGTTTTTATTTTCCGGGTCTTTGGAATAGCCGTAGGCGGCGAAGGAGCCGATGAACTCCCCATTGCGCCGCTTGACGTCAAAGTGGCTGCGTACCTTGATGGACGTATCCCGGCAGTAGGAGTCGTTGATCAGATTTTTGAAGGGCAGGATCAGGCTGCTGGAGGCGTCCAGATGGGCGGTATCATAACCGTCGTTGATGGCGATAAAGCGCACGCCCAGGGCTGGGAACAGTTTTTCAATATACCGGCCCGCCTCAATGTACTCACGGCCGAAACGGGAGAGATCCTTGACAATGACGCAGTTGACCTTCTGTTCTTTGACCGCCTCCAGCATCTCCTTAAAACAGGGACGTTCAAAGTTGGTGCCGGTGTAGCCGTCATCGTAGCCCTCCATCACCAGCTTCAGCTCCGGGTGCTGTCCGATATAGCTGTGGATCAGGTCCCGTTGGTTTTTGATGCTGTCGCTCTCTATCTTATCGCCGTCCTCTTTCGAGAGCCGGCCGTAGGCATAGCAATAAAAAAGCTCCATGAAAATACCTCCTGACTGATTCCGCAAATGCGGTCATAAGCCAGAAAAGATCATGA